ATTATAGGCGTTCTGCCAATCGTTAGGACTTGTTATAAGTGTTATTGCCATTGTTTAATATTATTTGACATTACCGTTGTAATTTGTTTACCTAATGCCTTACTTAAGGCTTGTGCATAATCGTTTACTACTTGCTCCGATATTGCGTTCTGAATAAATAAAGTCGGCTCGATACCTTTGCGTTTAATCCCCACTCCCATTGCGTAAGCCATTTTACTCTTCTCGTCTATCTGGGCTTTTTTCCTTTGAGTCTTAGTCAAATCCCTTGTCTGAGAATATCTCGATTGAATAGGGATTCCGACCTTGCTAATCCACTTCATCAATGACTTTTGGAAGTCTGGGCTAACGGTTTCTTTTTTGAAGGAGAATGGCGAGTTCAACTTTCTTCTTGTTCCACTTACCCCTCTATCCACAAAGGCAGCGTAGTTGTTACCATTGATAACCACCAAATAATCCTTGCCCCGTTTTCTCGTTGGAACTGCGATAATAGACTGAAGGAGGTCGCTGCTTGCGTTACTTGAATTAGCCTCTATCAAATTAGACTTCATTACCTGACTAATGTTGGTAGCTAACTCGTATAAACTCTGACCTATTGTAGTGTCAAAGCTAATCTCTTGCAAGCTACTCGCATCAGTTCCTAAATTCCCAAGTAAAGATTTATAGTCCATCTGCTTCGTCTATTTGAAAGGTTACAAGGTTTAAAAACTCAACAACTCCCATCTTAAAAAAGTAATCCCATTTAGTTTTATCTCCTCCTGCTAAATTATTTATTGTGGCAATCCATCCCCATTTCTTGTAGAAAGGTTTAACCTCGCCAACTTGCCCATTAAATAGGTTGGGATAGCCTCCGATAATTTCTCTAAATAATTGCAAAAAAAAACCATTATAGGAGTAGCATCTTTTAACTTCATCTTTAAGAGGTCATTAGCCACTTCTTTATGGATTGAGCCATTGTATAGCCATTCGCCAAAAAACGATTTAACAGGGATGAGGAAAATAGCTAAGATGTTATGTATCTCGTCTGCGGGTTCATCCTTACCGGCAAAGTGTGCAAGGTCAATAAATTGGTCTGCCCTGATTGAACTTAATCTGGTGTTTAGATAGTACCAATTCCAACCCACTCGATAGAACTTTGATAGCTTTGCTCTTGGTATTGAATTTTCAGCGTCTAACAATTCTTGATAAAGTTCCCCTAAGTCCCTTACCTTTTCGCTCGATGCGTTCGGGTAAACAAACATTAGCCTTTCAAGCCAATCTTCTTTGGGAATTTGGTTTAACTCGATGAACTTCCGTAAGGTTAAATTAAAGTAAGCCTGTTTAATTCGCATAATCTAAAATATAAATCTAACCTCGCATAGTAACATACTTGCCTTTTCGATTCTCGTTTAGCTTCATTAGTGCAAGATAGCGTAGTGAGTCTATTAAGTGATTGTTAAAGTCGATAGGCTCGTTTATTAATTTACCCGCCTTGTCTTGCTTCCACTTGTAGGTCTTGAACTCTCTGGTAAGATTTGAGCCAATTAAAACTATCTTAAACCTTCGTAATATGTCGATTGAGTTTAAGATTGAATCCTTACCTTTTTGAGTTGGTTTTATGTTCCACCCCATTCGATAGACTTCCTCGATTGATTTAGGTTCGGCAGAATCAGCAAAGAACTCATCTCTATTTGTGGCAAAGTCTTTTAGTCTTGAACTTATATCTTGATTCGTTAAACCACGTTCATAAAGGTGTTCCTTGACATAGAGCGTGTCATCCCTTTTCCAAACCCCTACGACTGCGCTTGGGTCATTCGTAAAACCCCAATCTAATCCGAACCCGATAAACTTTGCACCTTCTGGAATTACTATCCCTTCACTCCAATTGTTGAAGACTAACCCTACCAACTGCCCTCTTTGACCTAAGCCAAATATCTTCCAATACTCTGGGTCTGCACTTGCTAAGTTTTCAATCTCCCTCTTAAGTGAATCGGGTAAGTGTGGGTTGTCCTTGTAAGTCGTGATTAAAAGCCCTGCATCCTCTCTTGGGATTACTTGGTCGTAAATCCAATGCTCGAAGTCTGAAGGATTGTAGTCGATAATTATCTTACCGGTAGTTCTTAGAACTAATTGCCTCCAATCTTCCAACTCAAGTTCGTTTCCTTCGTTGCAAAATAGTACGTTTCTTTTTCGACCTCGTATCTTTTGCGCATCGTCTGTACTGAAGAACTCGATTAAATTCCCGTTAAGCGTATAGGTGTTCTCGCTTTTGTTGTGGTACTTTTCTTCGTACAACCCGACTTCTTTAAGTATCTCAAAGAAGTCCCTCATTGCACTTGTCTTAAGTGCAGGTAAAGTCTTACGGACTATCGAATAGGTCAAACCCTTGTAAGTGGTTGCCGTTCTAATAATCCATTGCAGAGCAGAAAAAGTCTTGCCCGACCTTGCACCGCCTTGTAAGACTGCAATCCTTTTGCCTTGATTCTTAAAGCTATCTTCTAAAAAAACTAAGTTAGGGTTGAACTTCATAAACGACTTTCACTTGCCCAAAATTTTCAAAGGTTGTATCTTTAATCAATTCTTTAAAAACAGATATTTTAACTAAGTCGCCACCCCACGAACCTACTGCGCTTAACTCAACCTTTTTACCTACCTTCCAATAAAACAAAGCAGGAGTTGAAATTTGCACATTGTCAACATAGACGTAATTGCGTGAAGAGTATATCTCAACTCTAACCATATTGCAATGTTCTTCATCTGTTTTTTTGCAGGCGAAATTTATTTGAATGGCGGCAAGTAGAATTAAAACCCTTAGTAATTGGTTATTCATTTTATTTGAGTTGTTGTTTTTATTTAATTTCGCCCTTCAACCAATCTGGCGCATCACTTATCTCAACTTTGGTTTCTGTCTTCTCTGTTAGTCCGTTAAGGCGTTGAGTTATAGACGGATTGTAAATGCCAAGCATACCTCCTAAGATTTGATTATCTCTTATTTGTTTCCTTATATGCGAACAGATAGCAACGAAGTCCGCATAAAGCCCATCTTTATTATCAAAATATTGGCTAACACATCCGTATTTATTATAGCAAAATATTTCAAACCCTTCTAAAGTGTAAGGTAGCTTGTACTTATCTGTAACTCTTTCGCCTTCTTTGCCTACATATTGAATTTTAAGCCACTTTTCAGCCTCTAACTCTAAATGCGTCTTGTACTCTTCAAATGCTTTGAATAACTCTTCAGGTGTTTTAAATATCCTTGTCGGGTGCATAACTTACTTTAATAACTTTTTATAAACTTCGGTTCTTTTAATGTTCAACTTTTCGATGTTCCAATTGTCTTTTACTTCATTGTAGAGATTAGTTGCAAGTTCGGTTCTTAGTTCCTCATTATTAATAAGTTTCTTCATCGCCTTATACCAATCCTTCTTTTCTACAAATATACAATTTTTGTTATTTAGTCCTATATTTTCGTAAACAGGGTTTTGACTTACGATAACTGACAAACCTTTAGCACCCATTTCCAACATCTTGAGGTTTGATTTACAAATGTTAAACTCGGTATGCCTTAAAGGAATTAGACCGATGTCCATAGCATCGTAAGCACTTGCATAGGTGTTGACATCCATTGCGTTGATTCTTGCGTATTGATTTACGTCTATCTTCCAATTTGAGGTAAAGACTTTTTCGTAATAATCCCAAGTCGGGTCTTTTTCCACATACCCCGATAGAATAAGTCTGTACTTATCTATTAAGTCTTGGTCGTGTAGTAATTCGTAAAATGGAGTATCTAAGAGTTCAACGTCTTGTTTGTGGGTTATTGAGCCACTCCAGCCAATGTGAACCATATCTGGGGATTTTAACTCCCTTACCTTTTCGTCAACTTTGAATTGCGGTTGTTCAAAGTCTATTCCGTTTGGTAACACTTCTACTTTTTTGTTAAAGTTCCCGATTATGTTAGCTAAGTAGTCGGTAGTAGTAGTTACTAAGTTGGCTTGTCTTAGATTATAGAGGATGTGTTCTGCTCTTTGACCTCTTTTCCATTCGTTAAACATCGGATGTGAGTGAGGTAGCTGCCAAGTATCATCTCTATCTATTACTACCGGTATGCCGATTCTTTTAAGTTGCTTCCAGAGGAGTTCTTGGTTGCCCAACTTACTGATGACTGAACTTGAAACTATCAAATCGTAATCGTGGAAGAACGAATCTGGCTGATGGTCTATTGAAGGTATGGCGGTTACTTCGTCATATTGTGAATGTGGGATGAGAATTCTGTGATACTCAACCCCTGTTACATTTTGTGGACAAACTAAAAGTATTCTCATTGGAAGTGTTCTCCTTTAAAGTGTTTTGCAAACGATTTACTTCTATCCCATTCTATTTCAATAGGATTTTCAAAGCTAAATCTCAAAGCGGTTTCGACATCCGCATAAGTGAACCCTTCCGCCTCTGCTTTTGGTTTTAAGTGCTGACAAATAAATACATCCCCTGGCATTCCGTTGTATTCTTGAACCGAAATCCAATCAATAAACCTCTTACTTATTATTGAGCATCCCATATTCCCGACTCTGCCTCCGTTAATTAAGTTCCAATCCTTATTCCAAACTGCGCCAATGTAATCAAACTTCATAAAGTCGTAACTCCATAAATCAAAGTTTATCGGGTATCCGTCTGTTTCTAAAAACATCATATACTTAGTACTAAAGTATTTGCTTAACCCTTTGACTTGAAACCTCATAGCCTCCTCATAAGTTAAAGGGTCAATCTTATGCCATAACCCTACATAGTTTTGAGGCTCGTAAGGAGATATTATTCTAATCGGATTGTCAAGATTTGTCGCTAAGTACATTGATAGCCTTCCTGCTATGTCTGCCCTTGCGTGAGAGTTATCACCGCTAAAAATGATTATTGTTAAGTCTTTTATCGTCATATTAAATTATTTTGTTTTAAAGCGTATTCAAAGCCTTCTTGGTTATACATCTCAAATCCTTTTGTAATTACATTCGGACATCCATAGTAAACTTCTAACAATCTATTTGCACCGCATTGCTCAGCTATTGAGTAGCACATTGATTGATTGCCGATAAATAGAGATGAGTCTGAAATAAAGTTTTTTAAATCTAAAAAATTAAGATGCTTAACGTATTCTAACTTATCCACTTTTGCCTTCATTAGCTGATATTCTGTTTCAGTTCCTACAAAGTAAATCGGGCAATTAACTTGGTTTAGAATTGAATAATCTAATTGTCCATTATTATATCGCTCTGAACGGTTAACAACAATATAATTGTCGATGTCGGGATATCGAGAATTAAAAATAGTATCAGCATCAAAATGTTCCTGCAATTCTGGATAAGCGTACAAATACCACTTCTTAATATCTCCTGCACCAAGATTTAAACCAACCCCTCTAAACTTGTCAAAGTCATAGTCTACCTTTTGGTTCGTGTAAGGTAAGACATCGTAAATAAACTCGCACTCAAGTAGTAAAGGCTTCAAATTATCGAACATATACTTATTGAGCATAACTCCCCCGAGCGGATGTTTGAAACTTGGATGAAGTTGGATAGGAACGTCTAACTTTAGAAACAAAACTACTTGTTCATCGTGTAGTAAACTTACCGACCTTACCGCATTTAATGCGTAAATAATATCCCCCGCATTACCAGAATGTTTGATTTTAATCATTTTCTTCTTCTCCTATGCTTTATTGTTGGTTGTTGTGTAGTTTCTATTGGTTTGGGTTGGTTGGATTGCTCATAGTGCTTAAAAACACTTTTTATCAATTCATTAATGCAAGATGCACAACCCATATTCCGAAACGCAAACCCAAAGTGTTTAGCGTGGTACTCCTTTAAGACTTCCAAGTCTAAGTTTGTGAATTGTGAATAGTGGTCTGTCTTATACACCTCCCACTTTGGCAAAAGGTCTTCTATCATTTGTTCAGTTGTTTAAAGATAAATGAGTTAACGACCGCACAAAGGCAAGCAAGTAGTAAGCAGTTGTAGGTAGGTTCGAAGAAAACTACTAACCCTATCCAAAAGGAAAGGCAATAACCGCATCCAAGTGGCTTAGTAGGCATCTCTTTAAAGAGTTTTAACCATACACTTATGAATAATTCGCTGATTACAAATCCAGCCGCACTAATCGAAAATATTAAAATAATCTTGTCCATATTTTTCTGCTAATTCTTTTCTGATTTTAAGTATTTTTTTACTTACGTTCTGTTGGTCGATTCCTGTTGCCCGACTTACTTCCGCACTACTTAACCCAAGATTCAACCATACGCCAAATAGATTCTTGTCGTAGTCGTTCAAAGTGTTTAGGTGGGATGTTATGTCTTGGATAAGGTCATTGAACCCCTCCTCGCTTAGATTCTTCTCATCCTCGCACTCAAAATCTGTTAACTCGGTAGTTTTTAACAAACCTCTGTACTTCTTGTGAAAGTACGATGTCTTACTCCGATATTGATTATTGCTGATTCGTACGAAGAGAAACTTTATAAACTTAGCCTCGTATGCGGTTACTATCTCTTGGTCTGGCTTTTCAAGTAAAATCAATATAACTTCGTGAAAAAGGTCTGAATAATCATAGTAGTTACCCGTGCTACAAATCTGCTTACAAATGTTTATGTAGGATTTGTCTAAGTAGATACTCTCTATGATTTGACTTTTATTCATTTTGTTTGAATCATTTAAAATACCTTATAGGGTACAATTATAGTTAATATGCGCTTTATAATACCACTTAGGGTATAAAATATTAAGACCCACATTCAGAAAATACCTCACAACTATCTCCACCAAGTAAATCAAGTTGATAAGTGTATTCCTCTGCATCGTTTTTAATTTTTCCATTCCAATCATTGGCTTCTTCAAGTATCTGCTTCGCACTTCTATTATTTCTAAAAAATACTTTTGAATGACCTAATGGGTCAATCGGGTATTTCTGTTCCATTTCGTTCATAAAATCAAATGCAGAAAGGTTTTCTTTTGCAATCTGAAATAATTTTCTATCCGCTTTCTTCCAACAAGTCTTACAATTTCCTTGATAACCTTTAAGTTCTAATCTAAAAGGCATTGCTCTCCAAAAGATATTAACCATAGGTTTGTTTGAAGGTATCATTTTGCTATTTATCAGAGGATAAATAAATCCCATTTCTTTGGCTTTCGGACTTATTCTATCTGCTTCATCTTTTCTTATGCCTATTGCAGTATCATAGGCTTCGCCATTAAACCAAACTTTGGCAAATGATTGAATAGGTGCTTGTTTTAGTTCTCTTGTGCAATGAGGAGTTGCTTGGTTTGGTATGCCATATTTTTTAATAATCTGCTCAAATGGTTCTCCTTTGCGTTTAGCGTGTTCAAAGTCGG